ATCATTATTACAACAACAACAATCGCAATTAGTATTAGATACTCCATGTACCATTCCTTTACTTTTTGTTTAACCTCAATACCTTGTGTACATAGTAGCCAAGCGGGTTAATGCTTAACTAGATGTGTTACAAGTAAATAATAAATGATTACGCAATTATTAGCAAGAGAAATTATACATCTTCTAATAATAGTTCATCATACACCATGAATTCCTCAGGATGTAATAACCTGTCTCTATCCAAAGGCACTGTTACATACTCATACACATCTGGTACAAGTTGAAACAAATTACCGCATGAATGACACCTATAAGCTAGGTAGTCATCGTGGTCTGTAATCATCTTCTCAGTTTGATCAGAGCTACAGCCTGTGCATATAGTTGATTGCATTGCTTCTCCTTATTGTTTGTTAAGATCAATGAGGTGATTAATCAACCCCTGTTTCTTGTAATTACCCATCAGACTTACACCAATTTCCTTGCGAGTAACCTTGTACTTCACATCATACTCCTTTAGGATTCTCTCGCAAATATCTTCCTTGGTCAGTGGTATCAGTTGTTCTTCAGTGATAATCATAACTCTCCTTGTATAGTTTTAGTTGACAAGACCACACCAATGATGTACTATTAAGTGTGGTCTCAGTTGCCACGCAGGACTGCAATCCTGCATGTAAATAGAGTTAGCTGATATGAAACCCAGCAACTCCGTGTTCCCTGTAGACTCTCTGCTCAGGTTTAAGATCTCCAACGAGTTCTTTAATGAGTGGATTGTCTACACCTACCCTCGTTCTACCAGTGGGATGGCTCTCATAGTTGATAGGAAACGCTCCTTCAACATGAACCCTACGTATAAACTCATGCCGATCAGGAGCAAAGTCTTCTGCTGTATCCTGAAATGCATGTCTAAATGCAGGGTGATTCTTCTTACAGTTTTCCCATGATAGTAACTCCAGTTGATCACTCATAATATTCTCCATGTTGAGTGTTAGTAGCCAATAGGCTAGGGCGATATGCCCAAATAGGATGCTGAAAACACCCCTAGATTGGCACGAATGATAGTAACAGGTACAATCACCTATGTTTGTACCACTCATGCCAATGTAGCTATGTTCTGAGAGTTATTACTGTTTTAGGTAGGTATAATGTATTAATTAGTGTTATTAATTATTTATTTTTAATAAATAATATAAATATAAATAATATAATAAGGCTTACATCTAGGGTGGAATAGTAATATCAGTAGGTTAGGTAGGATATGTTTGACATGGTACTGCACCTCGATCTGCTGAAACACAGTACCACACTAGGGCTATGGTTTACTTTTCCATTGCCTCTTCTGCTTAGTACGATTCTTCCAAGACTTATCCTTATTACTAGATACTGGAAGCTCATCCCAATTATCTACAACATCACCAACTACCTTAGGCTTAACTCTATACTCTTTAGCGTCAGGGTCTATGATAGCCTGCTCAGTCATCAAGTCTTTAGTACTAGGAAGTCGCCAATTACCACTGTAATTAGGCTTATCCTTATTGTGTTTACTCATGCACTCTCCTTTAGTTACCTCATTTGCAGTTTATCAAAGTAAGATGGCCTATCTTCATGGAGTCTTCTCCACTTCCTAGAAGAATCGGAATCATCAGTTAGCTCAAATGGTTCTGGTTGTTTCCATTCAGGGTATTCCTTTAGAAACTTCCTATGCTTCTTAAAGAAAGGCTTCAGGAATCTATCGAGCTTCTCCATATTGTTAGGCGAAACATCACCTCTAGAGATCTTGTAGAACATGGCTTCAATCAATGCATCCATGCTGAATTCATGGATATAGTTAGACTCAATCCATTTCTTTAGATCATCCAAAGCTCTTGGAACTCCTAATCTTCTACTACTACCACGATTACAGTAGATGTCATCGAAGACTAGGCAATCATGCTTATCAGGGAATAGCTCCTTAAGCCTTAAGTTTTTTAGCTCTAATTTTTCTTCCCAAGTCATACTCATACATTCTCCTATATTACACTAGGGTTACGGCATTCAGTAGTGAATACCTCAAATACCTCGATGTTCTGGAGGTATTTAAACTATCAGCTACTCTCCTTGTTAGAGTTATTTACATTCATGATCGAGATAGAACTTACGAGTTAGCTCGTCAGTAATATCGTTGAAGTTGTCGATATTGCTAGTCCAATCAACAACTAACTTGTGAAGAGCTGTGTTGATACCTACACTCTGGATATCAACATCTTCATCGTAACGTACTACATCAGACAGTACTTCCTTGACTAGCTCTACTGTCTTTTCGTAAAGCTTCATACTCTTATACTCCCTTGCATATTCGTAGAAGCTATTAGGGTCAACACTCATACATTCTCCTTGTTAAGGTTATATAGCACCAGAATAGTGCTATATTGATGCCACGATTACTAACATTAGGTAGCAGGAATACATTGCTAAGCCTAATGTAACTAGCTTGATTAACTCATGGATTATTTGCATAACATTCTCCTATATGTTTGGTTAGTGAGACTGATCCCTGTAACACACGATGTGTCAAGCGATCACAGAGGACAGTAACGTGCTACTTTACGCTACTGTTCAGTAGACATAAAAAAAACCCCTACTACCGAAGTAATAGGGGCTGGTCTTAGGCTACTGATGCGTATGCTTGCATCTGAAGCTCAAAGTACTTAGGCTTAGGCATTGTACCCGTAGGCCACTTGCTAGCCTTTTGAAGAGTCTTCCAAGCCTTCGTGAAGGACTTCTGCTTTGCCTTCGGCAGTGCCTTCAACAAAGCCTTCATCTCGTGGTGAGCCTTGCTTTCGCTAGACTGAACCACAGGTTCAGACTTCGCCTTAGCTTCGCTAGACTTAGCTTTGCTAGGCAGGAACTGGCTAACCGGAGGTTGGCCTTGCTCTAGCCGTGTGAGACGAGCTTCGATGCTTGAAAGCTTCGCATCTACCTTCGCATCACTTTCCTCTAGCTTCGCTAGGACTTGTTGTACTAATTGTTCGACTGGCATAATATTCTCCGTGTGAGGAGTTACCACACACACACTCATGTGTGTATGTGTCTGATCCCATAGGTGAATTCCTGTGGGAGTTCCATTGTAGCAAAATAAAATTATACAATGCGGATCATGACACGAAGGTGTTTGTAAAAAATGAGTAAAATCCAGCCCCAATAAAAATGGATCGCACAATACACACACACATAGGAGAAGCCCCCCGGGGAGCAACCATGCCCCCCCAGTAATATATATATGGGACTCCTACTCTCTTCCATCTTCCCCCAATTTTTCTACCCCATAGTATAAATTTAACGCCCCCAACTTTTTTGACCCCCCACCCTTTATTCCAGATCGCCACAAAAAATTACTTGACAGTGGATTTTTTTTTGATTTATAATATGGATAACCAAATAATAAATAGTTATTTACACTTCACATAAAGCGGAGATGGTAATGAATAATACTTGTACCAGTGAAAGGTTTGTGTTTAGTAGCCTGGTAGTTTTTATATGTTCGATGCTCCTCATCCTAAGTAGTGGGGAGCCTTCTAAGAGTCCGGGTCTTACATATGATGAGAAGATGAAGAGATGGCAGAATCATTTAACTAAACAAGTTAAGCTTATGGATGAGCGTAAAAAGGAAAGAAGTCATTTTAATCCCAGTATGCTTTACAATCCAGAGCCATTTGGTGATGTTCCAGTTAGGGAGTTAATGGAAGGTATGAGGGGGTTCCTATAGTATTTTTCCCAGATCAGTACATGGAGTACGATCAGCAAGCTAAGGAAGCTGTTAGGGGTTGGTTAGAGGATAAGGGTATCCACCTTAAACCTGATGTTGAGGATTACAAGGCTGACATCAAGGCTACAGTTGAGGAGCACCATGAGGTTGAGGTAAAGGTTGGCTGGACTGGTAAGTGGCCTAACTGGGCTACAGTTCATATACCTGTTAGGAAGCGGAAGTTATTAGGGTTGTCTGACAGGTTAGTATTCTGGGTATTGAATAATGATTGTAGCCGAGCTGTCTTGGTTAATGGTGTCAATTTAAAAGATGAGTATATAAAGAACATACCTAATAGTCGGAATCCTTCTGGCGAAGATTTTTTTGATATTCCAATTAAACTTTGTAATCACGTAACTCTGGGGGATAGTGGCTAAGGGCGCAGGTAGCAGGGTTAGGGTTAAGAAGCAGGGCAACAAGAATAGTACTAAGGTTAGTACAGGCTCTAGGGCTGAACAGGCTCATCACAGGGCTGTTATGAAGGCGGCTATTAAGGTTGACTATGAGTCTGGTTTACTGACTAGGGGGCAGATAGTAGACAAGTATGGTATCTGGAGGAGTACTCTGCAGAAGTATGTAGGTGAGGGAGATTGGGAGTATGCTTCAAAGAGAGAGGCTGCTCTGGCTGACGTACATACTAAGATGATTAAGAAGTACTCTGACCAGAGGGCTACTATATCTGACCAGCACTTAGATGAGCTCAACAGGTTGAAGGAGATGGTTCTGTTGTCGAATGATAAGGGTGAGGTGGATCTTCTTACAGCTAAAGCTAAGACAGTTATGGATATTATTAAGAGTGAGAGGATTGCTCTTGCGATGCCTAATGAGTATAAGTATATAGAACAGAAGAATGAGAATGTCTTCAGGGTTGAGGATGCTCTTAAGGAACTTGACCACCAAATGAATCCTCAGATAGAGGATGTAATCGAAGGGGAGTTTACTCATGCCAAAGAAAAGGAAGAAGTCAGTACGGGAGATTAAAGCTGAGCAGAAGGCTATTATGGATTCAAGGGCTACGTTAGCCTTGATGTTAGCATCTGCAGCTACAGCCTGGAAGACTGGGGTTCCTTACTCAGACCTTATTGCAAATGCTGAGAAGGAAAATTTAAAAGCTGATACATATTTCTTAGACATAGCCGATAGTGTAGGCACAATGTTTACGATGGTAGAAGCTAATGAGAGATAGGTGCACTGTTTGTGATAAGAAGTTGCCTGAAAATCGTCAGAGGTTTTGTTCTGACATGTGTTCCTATAGACATAAGATACAAGTAGCAAAAGCGAAACGGGGGAGGTTACAGCTTGATCCTGTCAGTTGTTTTACTTGTGGAGAAACATTCACTCCAAAAACCACCCGTCAGAAATACTGTCATAAGTTATGTTGGCAGACAGAGTATATTAGGAGGAGAGCTGAGAAGAAGGCTTTGATAGCTACTCAACCAAGAGTTAAACCTTCAGATAGATTCCATCCTAGTTGGGAGTCACCTACATTTGGAGAAAGAACAGTTACTACAGCAGAGTTTGTTAATTGTGATACCCCTGAGAGAACAGAGTTAAAGAGTGCAGTAGAAGCTTTCCTTAAGAAGGGTGGCACTATAACTAGGTATGGGGATCAGATACCGACAGTGGATATACAGGGTGACTTAAATTGGCAGTTACCTGAGTCTGAAGAGAAAAAAATCCAAAACGAACTAAAGAAATTATGGGGAGTCTGTGATGTACTTGGGAATTGATCCGGGGTTTTCAGGAGCCTTGGCAGTATTAGATAAGAATCTACAGGTGATTCATTATCAAGACATGCCGATTATTGAAGTTGCTAATAAACGAGAGTTGAATGAGCCTGAACTTCACTCCATCTTATCTCGCTTCTCTCCTAAGTATGAGAATTTAGTTGTTGGTATAGAGAAATCACAGACGATGCCGAACCAGGGGATTGTGTCAAGTGGTCGTTATATGGCTAGTTATGGTTTTCTGAGGGGCTTGTGCGTGGGCATGGGCTTACCATACTACTTGATACGCCCCCCAAGCTGGAAGAAGTTGATGCTTGCAGATATGCCTAAAGAGAAAGGTTCATCTATCCAGAAGGTTAATCAGATATATCCTGATATAAAGCTTACTAGGAAGAAGGATCACGGGATCTCTGATGCTATATTGATTGCTCGTTACTTGAGCATTATTATAGGACAAGAGCAATAGTGCCTAGTGATTAATGTGCCAATGAAAATTTGCGAATATTGTAAAGAGGAATACACTCCCAATATTCATGGGCACACAGTACAGAAATATTGTAATAAAAATTGTAAAGCTAAAGCTGGATTCTACAGGGATAAGCTTGCAGGTAAGAAAAGGAAGAGGAAGGGTGGATATAATAGGACAACATATATATTATGCTGGATAAAAGCACAGGAACAAGATCGTGGGACAGCCCCTTGTTTTTATTGTGGTGCGAGATTAGAAGCTAGAGGGGATTGGGTATTAGATCATATGGAACCATTATCCAGTTTAGAGACTGTAGAGGAACAGCTATCTGGTGACAACCTTGTTGTGTGTTGTAAAGAGTGTAATATTAAGAAAGGTAAAACTCCTTTCGCAGAGTATATGAAAATGATTAGATAGATGTTAGCCCCTAAAAAATCTAACAAAGAGGCGATGCAGGAGTTGATGGACAAACTCCAAGATCATAATGCTTATTTTAAATATTGTCTCAAGATTCAAGAGCTCGGCACTAAGAAGCTGATTCCGTTTGAGATGAACAGTGTCCAAAAAATACTCCATGAAGTAGCACAGCAACAGCTTAAGGATATAGGCCATGTCAGGATAATAGTATTAAAGGCTAGGCGTTTCGGCATCTCTACGTATGTACAGGCTAGGATGTTCAAACGTGCGGCTACTATGTTCAACCAGCTCGTGCATATCTGCACACATTCCAAGAATACAACATCAGAAATGTTCCAGATGACTAAGGTTATGGAACAGAACTACCCAGATTTTATTAAACCACTGTCTCATTACTCAGGTAAGCAGGAGCTCACATGGGGATCTGTTGACGGCAAGGGGTTGAACTCTCGTTATGGGATGAGTACAGTTGAAGGATCTGAGGTTGTTGGTGCAGGTATTGATATGCTCCACTGTTCGGAAGTAGCACGCTGGGGCAGTAGGGCAAAAGAATATGCAACTGGTTTGATGAACTGTGTGATGCAGGGATATGGCACAGAGATATGGCTGGAAAGTACAGCTAAAGGAGTGGGTAACTATTTTGAACGTGAATGGTGGCGTGCAGAGAAGGATGGCTCTGGATTGAAACCTATCTTCTTTCCTTGGTTTGTTTTCGATGAATACAAGACTGAGTTGACAGAGGAAGAGAAGAAGGATGACAGCTTTATAAAATCATTGGGAAGTAACCCTTCGTTTGGTGGAATAGAAGAGAAAGCATTGCTTGGTGTAGAGACATCATATAAGACTATAGATGGCGAGTTACTCTTCAAGATTACTCCTGAACACTTAAAGTGGCGTAGGAATAAGATAGTATCACCTGAATGCCAGGGAGACTTGAATGTATTCCACCAGGAATATCCCACTACTGCAAGGGAAGCCTTTGTTGCTTCAGGTAGAAGTGCATTTGATTCTGTGAATCTAACCCAGATGTGGTTTGATGCAGATGAGCGTGAGCGTGACAGTCCACCTAAAAGATTTGAAGTGCCTGTCAATGGGTTTGCTTACAAGAATGGTAGTGAACAGATGCGTTACTTCATGAAGAAAGATCCTGCCGGGGAGTTCGCTGTATTCAATCCGCCTCAGATAGGGCGTGAATATAGAATAGGGGTTGATGTTTCAGAAGGTATCCTTAGTCAGACAGGAGATTCAGACTATTCAGTTATAACAGTATTGGATGCAGAAACATATGAAGAGTGTGCTACATGGTCAGCTAGAATAGATCCTGACCTGCTTGCATGGATTATTACTACAATTGCAACATGGTATAATATGGCTCTGGTTGCGGTTGAAAATAATAATCATGGCTTATTAACACTAAAGTTCTTGTCTTCTATCCATTCATACGAAAACCTGTATATAGAAAAAGCTCTTGATGAACGTGGTAACAGACAGAAGAAGAGACTAGGGTTCAATACTAATATAAAAACAAGGAAGTTAATCCTTGACTTGTTGCGTAGATTGATTAGAGAGAA